GGTAGCCGACAAAACCACTCATCTCAGGGGCATCCTTCGCTACCCTTGCTAGACGTGCCTCATGATTCCCCATAACGAACACCATTCTAGGGTTGTAGCGTTTTTTCTTATTTACTCTTAACCGTTCCTGCTCTTTCTTAATTGGTGCTAACAGTAAATCCATACCAATGTTGCCGACCTCAATATCCTCTTTAAGTCTGCGCCCTTCAAAACTAAGCTTGCCTTTGTCATACGACGAGAGAGAAGGAAAGTCCCAAAAATCCCCTATATTTACTATAACATTTGGCTTCTTGCTTGCTATATAATTACCAATAGCTGTTAAATATGTTAAATCTACACCGCTCTTTACCTGACAATCGGAGATGACAGCAATTTTAAGTGGCTCTTGTTTCTTAATCATTTTCAAATACCTTGTAGTTAATTAAAGCTTGATATAGTCTTTCATCCAACACATTTTTATACTTTTCTGCTACTTGCTTTACATAAGCTTCTTTAGCTACCTTATAAACAGAGAAGGCTTCACTAGCTGTATTGTAATAACCTAAACTTATTCTTGCGCCTTCCCTTTGTAGATAGGCGGAATACTTGCCAGTTCTTTTAACTAGGTGCGTTCCGATAGGAGTATCACCTCTAGTGGATTTACAAATGTTCGTAAGCTTATTTATACTTTGTGGGACGAAACAGCAAGTATTTTCACTATACAACTTATTTCCTTTTATCAGTATATCCTTATCTAGTTGCCAACTGCTACCATTTTCATCTTTGTTGCCAAACCCCACTTGTTCTTGACACCACTGGTAAAAGAAAGAATAGCTTTTAAAGTTATCAGAACAAGTTACCCCCGTATAAGTTGGATATTTGGTTGGATAGTCTATTGAGCAACGCTCCAACATTCTTTTCCACATAGTGTACTCTGCCAAAGGCTTCTTCCTAATGTATGCGGGATATTCCATTCCTTTTGTTCCAATGCCATACACAAGAATACTAGAGTTATTTATATCTAACTTATTATGCGTCATAACATACCCTGCCCTTTCAAATGTTTCTTCTCAGCCTCAAACTCTTTAACACTAAACGCATTAGCTTGCCATAAACCAACCACTGTTTTAATAGCTGCCTTAGCTACCTCATAAATGGCGATAGGCAAACACACAACAACACTAAACAAACAGTAAGTGAAGTAGTTGTGTAGCACTATCTGTAATAATCGTTTATTCATAACCCCTCTCAAACAGCATATAATTCAAAATACAAACGTAGATACATAAACCGCCAACTACTTGCCGTAACTGGATTAGTAGATGTAGCCCATTTATCAGCCCAACGTGTTAACTTTTCTTGTTCAGATAGGTGTTTCATACCTCACTCCAAATTTAATAAACTTTCATATTGTCTTACCCTACCAGCTTTTGTAAGCAGCGGAGGACAACCACGTTCACTCAATATACTCTTCTGTTCGCTATCCGTCAACTTACTAAATGCAATTATTTGCTTTTTAACTTTAGCTTCCTCAAAGCTAACACCAAGCCTGTCGGCATGAGATTTAATCTTGTGACAGGGTACGCATACTAACTGCATATTATCTTTATCAGCTAACAAATCATAGAACCAGTTAAAGTATTGTTCCCAATTATTACCTATACTGCCTGCTTGAACGCGATGATCGACTTGTAAGCTTGAATTAGCAAACCATTCATTGCATATCTGACATTGCCCAACAGACTTCACTCGTTTACTTGTAACACCACTTCCCTCGAAATTTGGAACTAACTTACTACGTTTAAAATCATTACGGGGCGGGAAATCACTCCAAATTTGTCTACTCTTGCCGCGCAACCATGCCCACCATTCTGCCTCAGTTTTCCATAGGTTGGTTTGAAGGTGCGGTTGTTTGTCATATTTCTTTGCCATTAGGTTTCCTTTTAATCTGTTATTTCTACTCTATATGATAATAAGGCTTGGTAAGCTCTTGGGTCAATATCTCCCTTCCACTTCTCAGCAACTTCTTTTATTAAAGCCTCCTTGAAAGTTTTATATGCTTGGAATGCCTGCTCTGGTGTATCATGTAGCCCTAAATATATTAATTTACCAGCACCATCTTTACAGTTTGCTTGGAACTTTCCTGAACGCTTATTCAAAGATGTTCCTATCGGGTATTCTCCTCTTAAACTCTCTCTTTTGGTTATTAATGCGTTTATCTGCTGAGGTATGAACACACAAGTATCCTCACTGTAAACCCTATTGCCTTTGACAAGTAAATCTTTATCAAGATGCCATACTTTGTTGTTGCAGTCTTTATTGCCATAGCCTTTTTGCTTCTCGCACCAAAGAGAAAAGTAGGAGTAAGATTTAAAATTTTCAGATACACTGCAACCGATATAAACACCTTTCCTAGCGTTTGTGTTGGCACTGTAGCATCTTTGAAGCATAGATGCCCATAAAGAGTAATCTTTGTTTCTTCTTCCGTTTGTTGTAACTTTACCCTCAAAGTCAACAACACCAAACTTGTGTATTAATCTCAAAATCTTACCCCTATAAACTAAAGAAACACCTCCTGTAACAACTCGGCAATCCCCTCGCTATCCTCAGCTAACTCCCCCTCTTTATCTTTAGCTAAAGCACCAACCAATGCGTTTATTTTCTTCTTAGACAAACTAAACTTCTCACTAACAGCACCAACATCTTCGCGGTAATTTTCAGCTTCATTAAGCATTGCGCGTTTGTGGTGTACTAGGTTATCAACACTTTCCTTGAATACTTTCCGTGTTTCGCTGTTCTTTAGGATGGATTCTAATGCAGCCTTGTCCTTAGCAGCAGAATTTGGCCGCCCCACTACTTTAGCTTGTACTTCCATTGCAAAATCATTCATAAGTATTGCCCTCACTCTCATCTACAAACTTTTGTAATTCGTCTGTCATTAATTGATAGTACAAATTTCCAGCTATATATCCTGCCTCGCCATTTTGGTTGACAACATCAAGCAAATCCTCTAGCAACTCTTGGCCTTTCTGGATAGTAGCTTCATCAAACTGTTTGCTTAAAGCCTCTAAAAACTCATCCATTACTCTTCTCCCACTTCTTGACCTGTTGATACCCAATAATAACAGTTACGTTCTTCACTGTAACGCACATCTCCTGTTAGCATGAATTGTTGTACACACTGTTCAGCAATCTTTTTGTAGTACAACATCTCTTCGTTTAAACACTGTACGCGATTATGTGCATAATCTTTAACACAAAAATGTTTAAAGTTCATTGTGTTTTCCTCCAATAACCACGAGCCAACCAAAGAATAAAGTAGGCAACACAAGAGCCCACTCTCTTTCACTGGAATACCAAACCCAAAATGAATTGGGAACAATACTAACATGATGTAGCATAAGCAACCAACTAAGAACAAGCTTGGTGTTGAAGCTTTTTTAGGTGCATCGGGTTTTGAAGCGTTCGTTTTAAATGTCACACCCTCATAGGTGCTTTCACCGTGATTTTCTGTCATATCAACTCCCAATCACTGTTAAATAAACCTTGCCTTCCATTCCAGTCAAAGACTCAAACTCTTCTTTGGCTTTAGCAACATCGTAGTCTGTGTAACTTACTTCACTATAACCATAATCAGGTGAGTAGTTAAGGTAGATACCAAACAACCCTTGTCCGTATCCATCATAATACGGTGGGAAGTCATCTAATTCTCCACACTCGACTAACATTGAAATCTTTTCTTGGATTGCATCACCGTTAATACTGTTCCATTCTGCTCCAACTACAATTGCTGCGTTATATTCTACACTCATATTACTCTCCTATTTATTAGCTAACCAAGAAGCTAAACGTGCAATAATACTAAACTTGTGGTCGCAGTATTCATTCTCTTTACGGTCACGGATACGTTTAGGTGCATTAGGTAATGAATCTAACAAACTGTGAACTTCTTCAATTTCGGCTTCTAACTTGTTAATAGTTTCGTAACGTGTTTTGTTGTAAGCTTTCTCGCTTTCAAGTTGTTTGGTTAGTTGTTCAACTTGCTTGTTCAATGTTTCATTGGCTGCAATTAATTCAGCATTAGCTTGTTTCAGAATAGCTTTCTTGCTGATCGCTTTGTCTTCAAATGTATCAGTAGTCATGTTATGCTCTCTTGCTGTAAAGGTTGGGCTGTTGTTAGCAGCCCGTTTGGTGTTTAATTAAAAATTAAATTAAAATGGCAACTCAGAACCATCTTCGTCATCTAAGTCGTCTGCCAAATGTTTAGGCGCATCCTTAACCTTCCCTTTAGCTGCCTTAGCCTCACTTGGCTTATAGGCTTCCCGTTGTGCTGCATCATTTTCATCTTCAACAACATTACCGAAAGGATTAGCGTTCCCACCATATTCAACTAAGTCAAAAATACAAATACTATTTAACTTAGCAAATGTACCAAACTTGTTTTCCACTACGCCGTAGGCAGCTTTCCCTTTACTGCCATTACCTACCAACTTTTTGTTAGTAATATCTACAACATTGTTGTTACCAATGTCTTGATAAACTTTTGGCTGGTACATGGCTTTGCCATCTGCGTTGTGTGTATTCTGAGAGAGCTTAATGATATACTGCTCATCCTGTTCAGGGAACGGCGCGTCTGTTTTGTACTTCTCAACAAACTCTGCGTTGTCTAGCTCTTTGGCAGGTTGCTTCTTAAACTTCTTATTCCACTCTTTTGCTGTTTTTTTGTCTACAACAGCAGATGTCTTCCACTCTGTGTCCTCTGACTCATACTTTTTAGTAGGTGTCTGAATGCAAGTGTAGAAGAATACCGCGTTGTTTAAAATTTCTACTGACATATTATGTTTCCTCGTTGTTTACGTTGTTGGCATTATTGCCGTTGTATAAGCAACCTGTTGTTCAAGCTGCTTATGTTCGCCTATCTTAACACAGTTAAAAGCTATGTCAAACATTTAATTAACTATTTTACTAAACAATTACACCCTAGCATATTGATGAATGAACCCCTTAATATTCATAGACGTAACAATACCATCATCGTCTCTGTACACTACAGAATTTATAGCACTTTCTACAGCTATCACCGTATAATTAATCCCTTTATCTACATCAGCAAAGACAGCATCAGGCTTCACTTCCCATAACACTCTCACCTTCTCCCATAAAGCCTTAGTAGCATCAGTCCCTAATGCTTTACATGCGTGGCCGTAATACCTGTCTGTTTTGTCTAACTCAAAAGTATATTCAACGTGTTGTTGGATAGCTAATCTAATGCTTAGACCAAAACAAGGCCACCTGTCAATAATTTCCTCTGTAAAGAAGGTGATTAACTTTTCATCTGTACTACCGCAATGCTTCTCTACTGCTGCTTCCCATAATAGGTAACGTAGGTTCATTTCCCACCCCAAAGCTCTTTAGCTTTCTGTAAAGCTAAGATTAAGTTATCAATGTCATCAATTCTAATATAGCAACCATTTTTTTCTTCCTTGTCGTAGATAGCTATCTCATCAGTGTTGCCACTCAACGTCATAATTCCAGAACATCCGTTGTGAAAACTCCCAAATTGAATGTGAGTAATTTCATCATCTGTTGTGTTACGAACATTTAAAGTTGCCATGTTTGTTTCTCCTGTTTGTATGTTTGGTATTATGATTGAATATGTTGGTTGTGTCAACAGGTTTTAATGAACATCTTTCCAGCTACCATCCTTACTCATCTTGCCCTCACCATCAAGCTCAATTGGTAGCTTTAAGAACTCACCAGCTTCAATGATACACTTAACACTCATTGCACGAATATCTTCTTCAATACCGTCTAACACCTCAAAACTATACTCATCGTGAAAAAGACTTACCCGTCTCACCATCTTACCTTTGTACAAATAGTAAGGTCTGCCCATATCATCAATATACATCTTACCTAGCTTAGCATCCATTAAGCAAGCTGCTAATGATTGACAAATAGCTCCAAGAGATTGACCTAAGCAATTAATCAATACATTCTTTCTGCGGATAGATAGTATTCTACCATCCCAAGCAGGTAGGTGTTTCTTCTTGCCAACAGTATCGTAATACTTCTCTGCCGCATCTTTAAGCTTACCTAGTCCATAGTTAGCTGTCCAATAGTTATCGTAAGCCACTTGTGCTGCTTGTTTAGATAAACCCAGACTGCTTGCCAATTTAGCAACACCCCCGCCATAGGCCAGTAAATACGCGCCCGTTTTTGCTTTATTACGGTAAGGTTTAAACTCTGGCAAATCCTTTAACCCAACAGTGTTAATATCAAACTTACTATCTATCTCAGGGAAGAAAGCAAATGAGTTAAAGCTATGGCTATCGCCACGAAGGATGAGTTCAGCAAATGCTCCGTTATCATGCTTCATTGTATAGGCTGCAAGTGTTCTATTCTCTAGTGCAGCACTATCTGTACCGATATACCAGTTACCTTCATCAACGCAGAATAAATCCCTCATCTCAGCGCCTAGTAGCACTTTAGGGTCAGCTTTAGGACAATTTACCACTGTACGGTGACGTACTCTGAATGTTGGTGTAT